TTTTTCGTTTAGCGTATCAGTGATCTCTTTCTCAGTGGAAAGCATCCCAAGAGAGTCTAACACAAACATACAGGGTCTGCGTTCTTCTACAGATTTTTTTAAGTATAGGTCTACTGCCTTCAGTGCCTTTTGACGAAACTCTTCAACAGTAACAACATTGACAACAGCAAGACGTTGAAGATCTATCCCGCGACTTGAGAGTAGAGATTTGTTAACAGCGGCTTCAGTGTCAAAATATAAGCAATACCCATCAGGATTAGAATCCAAGAAGTTCTTGACAACGGCGAGACTGAAAAAAGTTTTTCCAGTGCTAGACTCGCCAGCAATGGCAGTAATCTTATTCCCAGATACACCACCAAATATGCTACCTGAAACGAGGGCGTTAAAGATGTACGAACCCGTGTCCACATAGTTTTCAGTATCGTCAATATCGGATGCGAGTTTTGTGTATTCATCCCCAATTTCTTTTACAATCTCTTTTAAAAAATCCATTAAATTACAAATCCAAATTCTTCAAGTGCTACTTCTTTATAGTTATCAGGATTAGTTTCCCTGATTTTTTTAATCGTGTTAATCTTTTGGTAGAGTGCAGCATCTCCACCAAGTCTCAACGCACTTACAATAGTTGTAAGTTCTTTGTCGTTGATAGGCAATTCCATTTATCCAAAAAATAGTTCTAGGTTTACAGTTTTTTCTACATTCCATCCAATGGCATCTAGGATGGATTTGAGTGGTTCAACAAAACTCTTTTCAAATTGTAGGTCATAGTCAATGTACTTATCAAGATCAAGTTCTGTCGGGAAATCTTGAATAAAAGAAATAACATTCTCTCGAATGATATTCGGTTTCTTTAAATAGAGAAACTTAATTTTCTCACCATTGTTTATAAGTGAGTATTTATTGGTAAGTTTCTTTTCTTTAATATAGTGATTAAAGAGAAGAGCACCACGGCAGTGAATAGGAGTTCCCTTTGCATAGATGTTTGAGTAGGAACGGTATTTTACCACATCCGACACCGATCTGGGGAAAGCAATTTCCTCAGGAGCAAGTTCTTTAAATTCTTTACGACATTTATCAATAAAGTTGATAACATCTTCTTCAGTACCGTTCATCATTAACTTGAGACCGTCCTTAATCATCTTGCGACAAGGTGCAGGAGTAGATGATTTCACTGCCTCAATACCCATCATCTTCAGTTTAGGTTCATCATAACGAACACCTTCACTGTCCCATACATTAAGGATATATCGCTTCTTCGCAGTCCAGATACCACGTTCAGCGATATTCTCACGCTTCATTTGCATTTTCTGGTCATAAGCGTTTACGTAATTTGCTAGTTCTTCATAGCAACGGTCAATATACGGCTCAAGTTCCATTTCACACACCTTATTAAGGAACGTGACAACGCCTTCAGTAGTTTTCTCTCTTCCCGTGTATACACTTTCAACCAAAGGACCCAAATTAAGATAAATGGAATCGGTATCAGAAGCAATAACATAATCTTCTCTTTCAGTTTTCAAGATCCTATTGATCTTTTGATTCATTTTATTCTCAATCCAACGGATAGAGACTTGACCAGAAAGCGTAATCGCTTCTGCATTGGCCAGTTTATAGTACCTAAAATACTGATTACCAATAGCACCATATGCAGAGTTGAGTTGAATCTTACGAGCCATCTGAATGTTGTTACATCGCGCAATCTCTTTCTCCAATGCCTTCGTTGGAGTTTTTTCATAATCTTGCTTCGCTTGCAACATCTTCTTTTTGTAGATAGTGCGATCCTTATAGATCTTATCCATCAACTCTGGGAGAAATCCACGCTTATCTTTGCGATACATTGAACCGTTAGCACAAACAGCGTTATCCTTATACAGTTCAAAATTTATTTCTGTATTAAGTATTCTATCAACGGTAGAAGATGGGTGTCTCTCCTCAAGTAATGTCTCTGGCGAGATATTGTATTGCATAATGAGATGAGGATACAGAGAGTTAAGGTCAAAACTGACAACCCAATCATACTTTCCAGGAATCGGTTCTTTGACATACGCCCCCGCGTATTTGGAGTCTTTATCAGAACGAACGATTGGTGGGATGACGATATTTCTCTTTTTAAGATAGTTGTAGATAATCGTATCCCACATACGAACCTGGGAGAATACATCAGCATAGTTCGCTTTAGCATCATACGCCATAACGATTGCTAGTTCAATCAATTTCATCTTGTCTTCCATTCGGTCAACAAGTTCCACGTCAATGATATTATATTCTACAAACTTCTGCCACCCGTTAGTGTAAAAGTCTTTGAATGTATCAAACTCACTGTGATCTAGTTTTTTCTGCCCAAGTTCCACACTCGCAATATAGTCCAGACGATAGGACTCCTGCGCTTTATAAGTGAACTTCTTATAAAGATTTAGGTAATCAAGTTGCGTGATACCCCCAATATCATACGAAATATGTTTTCTACCCATGATTACAGTCTCACGTTCTGTCACCAAACCCCAAGGTGACATACGCTTCATTAACTTCTCACCAAGAATTCTATCAATACGACGCACCAAGTATGGAATATCATATAGTTCACTATTCCAACCAGTTACTACTTCAGGGGTATTAGTCTCAATCATCCACCAGTTTATAAAGTCATTCAATAACTCATATTCTGTTCGGAAACTTTTGTAGATAACATTCTCTTGCTTATTATTAAACGGACCCTGACCCCAAGTGCGAATTTGTTTTGTAGTATAATCCTGCACAGTAATAAGAAGAACTTCTTCTGCAGCAGACTCTACATCAGGGAATCCATTCTCAGTCTTTACCTCAATATCAATCGTAGATATTTTGATCTTATGGGTATCAAACTTAATCTCATCCTCAGGATACTTCTCAGAAATATACTGATAGATATACCTTTCATTTCCGTAGATTTTGAAGTTATCTACACCATCATATCGCTTGATAAATTCACGACACTCACGAACAGTTCCAGGTTCAATTGATTCAACATAATCACCTTCAAGAGTTTTATATTTGGTTTTTCCTTTTGAGGCAACAAAAAGAGTTGGGTAAAACTTCTCCCGAGTCATGAAATGTTGACCATTTTCATAACCACGGACCAAGAAGTGATCCCCGACCATTTGGACGTTCGTGTAAAACCGAAAAGACATAAGTAATTAAAGACCGTTTCAAAGTAATAAAGTATTTAATTCATTCTATAAGTTTCAAGTACGCTTCAATAACTTCTGGAGTTGGATCTACGATAGTAAGAATATCACTAGATCGTATCATAAATTCAGTTTGATTGGAAGCCTTTACCCAAGGTTCCATACGACCATCTTGATAGAATCTATGTGGTCTGATTAGTCTACAATCAGGATCTCCAATTTCAGATGGAACTTCCTCAACTTCACTAATCAAAACATTATCAATATCTACCAAAAGACACTTAATATTATCAGTCATTTACAACCTCGGTTTTAGATAGTGGTGTGGGGTTTACTTTATTATTGTACATTTCTGCAATCGAATCTAATGGATCACATATAGTTGCTACAATATCAGTAGTAACAACATATTCTTTATTTTTAGAAAGAATCATCCAAGGAGTAAAAATAACATCTACTTCATAATTGGAATTTTTACTCTCTGCTTCCATCAACATAGTTTTTTCTTGGGCACGAACAATTTGGGGTTGTTTAAACAAATATCCCCGTACTTTCTCTTCCTGAACAACTTCTTGAGTATCAGTAATGAGAGTTTCTCCAGTCTTTAGGAGGATCATTTTAACGGTCATGATTAGTTTGTTTCCTTTTCTCATTATAGCATGTTTGACGATTGATAGGGTAAAAGTCTGAACTATATGTGTTTTTACTAATGACGATCAATCATGAACATCAATTAAACTCTTACAGGACATATTATACAAAAAAAGAATCACATATATTTTAACACAAAAAAAAGAGGTTTCAACTGGATTGTGCCAGTTTCCCCTCTGCGGCGACGATATTCAATTATATTTAGTAGAGAGGATTACTTTTACAAAGTTTAGATACTCTTACCAAACATTCTTCTCTATTTCCATCTTGCTCATAATTATTTAAACGACTTGCAATAATATCAGCAACTTCAACAAAGTCGTTTTCATCAAACCCTCTAGTAGTAAGAGCAGCAGTACCTAAACGTAATCCACTAGTAACGAAGGGAGACTCAGGATCAAAAGGAACTGTATTTTTATTTGCAGTAATATTAATTTCACTTACAAGTTGATCAGCAAACTTACCCGTGATTCCTAGA